TGCGTTGGCAGCTGCCTTGCTTGCGGCGGAAGTGCAGGAATTGCCGCGGCTTTCACTGGCTGCGAGTCGGTTGGCAAGGTCGTCGGCTGCATCCCGCACCCGGCCAGACTCACGATTAGCAGCAGCAACGGCAGCAGTTGCCGTGTCGATGAACACTTGACCATTTTCCACCACCTTGTTGATTGCCTGTTGCCGGGCCTGCTCTTTGGCGCGCTCGGCGCTTTCGTTGAGTTCTTTTGCTGCCTGGTCGGCAGTATCCCGGGCATTCCAGCGCTCCTGCCACTGAGCGTTGGCCAGTGTCTCGCCGTGATGGTAAGCGCCGAACAGCGCCAGCCCCACCAGGAGCAGGACGGCGAGGTAGGGGGCGATTCGCCCCAGCAGCGTCACGCAAGCACCTGCTGCGCGGTCGCGTACAGGGCCTGGCGGTCAGCCGCGCCGTTCTGGCCGCCGTTGATGCGCTGCGTGATCGAGTCGAAGCTCCCGGCGTCGGCCAGGGTGTTGAGCCCATTGGTTGCCCAGTACCATGCCGCCGACAGCGCGGCATATTGCGGCTGGGCCAGCAGATCCGGGTTGCCGATCAGGTCCACGCCCAGGGCATCACCGCACGCCTGGTAATTCGCCCGCCCGGTGATCTGGATCAGGCCGCGCCCGCGAAAGGCCCAGCCATCACCGGACGATGCATCGCCGTTGCCCATGCGCGAGGCATAGGCGATGTTCGCGATCTGCTCCGGCTGCCGGGCGACCTGCGCGGCCAGGGCCTGGGTAAAACGGCTGGGCCAGGTGGCGATCAGCGCCTGCGCGCCGTAGTTCAGGTTCTCGACCACCGACCGGAGCTGACCGGACTCGTGCCCTACCTGAGCCAGGAACGCGGCCACCCGCTGCGTGCCAACGATCTGGTAGGCGTTCATGGCCGTATTGAGCACAGGAACAAAAACGCCGGCTTGGGCGCCGGCGTTCGGGAGGATCTGCAGCAATTGCTGCTGGGTGATTGGCATACTTTTCTCCAGAAAAAAACCGCTCAGTGGCGGCCTTTGCGTCTTAAATCTTATAAATTGCACCTACGGAAGTGGCGCAATGCCTGCGCCGAGGGTATTCGTCTCGCCCTGCGTTTCCCTTTGTATCAAAGCTGTGATGTAATCGCCGCCGTTCCGGCAGGACAGACCTGTTATATCTAGCATGGAGTGCTGAAATGCGCGCCGCACATATCAAAAACCTAACTGGCTTGCGCGGTTTCGCAGCTCTGTCGGTTCTTCTTTTGCACATTCGGTACGGCGACCTTGCCAACGCCTATGGCCATTTCGCTTTTCTATTCAAAACCCGAGGCCTTGGGGTCGACGTATTCTTCATTTTGTCCGGCTTCATCCTGGCCTATGTGCACGGGAAAGACTTTGAAAAAGGCATTCGACTAAAAGAGGCTATCAACTTTTGGACGGCTAGGCTTGCACGCATCTACCCGGTGCACCTCTTTATGTTGGTTCTCACGGCATTCATTCTGCCAATGCACCTTCTGTATGAGTGGTCGCCGGCAGACACAAAATACACCTTCTATGCAAATGTGTTCCTTGTACATGCGTGGGGCGTAACATCCGACCTGACGTTTAATCAACCTTCATGGTCAATCAGCTGCGAGTGGGCCGCATACCTGACATTTCCCTTCCTAGCCTATTTCACACGAAAGTGGGGAAAGATTCCTTTCGCTATTTTACTGATTGGTTTGGCGCTGTACGCGCCCTACCTACAGCCAAATATGCTCTCGAATGGTATCTGGACCATTAAGTGCATCACCTACTTTGTTGCCGGGTACTGCGCCTACGAAGTGTGTCACGATCTTCCAGACTCCAAATACTGGCGGTTCACCGCAATCGCAATAGCTCCACTAATCCTGCTGATGTTCTGGACTACCAGTATCCAATACTACTTCGATCTGCTCTTCCCTTTCCTGGTGATCGTGATGATTGCTAGTTTGTTCCGTGCTGGCCCGATTTGGATTTACTCAAACCCGGTATCGATCTACTTAGGGAAGATCAGCTTCAGCCTATACATGTGTCACATCATGGTGCTGTTTGTTGAGCGCAAGATTTTTGGCATGATGGATCTGAAATTTGAAATTCCGATCATCATGGCCTTCTCCATATTCCTATATCACTGCATAGAAGAGCCGGCGCGGAAAGTTATTCGGATGATATCCGAAGGCGGTCGCCGGGAGCGTAGCTGTCAGTTAACCTTCACTGACAATTACGCGCTTCCGGCGCCAGAGTCGGAACCACAGAAATAGCACAAGGTTTAGGCATAACAAAGAAGGCCCGCTTAATCAGCGGGCCTTTTCGTTAGATTACCGAATCGTCTTATCCAAGTCAGTTCATCCACGCTCACGCGGGCGGGACTGGCCAGACAGGCGAGTCGACGGTGACATCAACCAACAATAGGGCGCGGTAATAACTTTGCCACGCTTTGGCGAGAACTGTTTCATCGTCAGTGGCGTCACCCAGTTGCAGCGATACCAAAATTGGAGCCATTGTCTGAGAGGCTGTAGCAATCAAAGCGTCTTTTTGATCTTGCTTGGCTTTCAAAATGGCCGCTGGCTGAAGTTCGGGGTGTAAATATGCTTGATATCGAGGCTCATCATCTTGCATTTCAATCACGCCAGGCCAATAGTCAGGATCAGGTGGCGATAAGAAAACGGCTGTTATCCGTGGTGGTGTTTCATCAGAAAACTGAACAAAAATCGTCGTGGTTTCAGTAGTCATATCGAATATCTCACAATTGACGCAGTGTAGGTGGGTGCTCCCGCTGTGTTAGTAGTGGAAACATACGCGGTTTGTGGTACATCAATATCTATTAAGTAGTTACTGCCAATTCCTCCACCTGCTGCGACAGCCCCTGACAAGCTTTGCGACCCAAGACTAGCAGAGGTCGAGCTTAGCGTAAGTCCACAGTTGGACGAGGATGTAGACGAGGCAGTTAGACTGCCGGTTGCACTTATAGCGTCAAGTGGCACAGCACTGGACAGCGGAATCGGTAACAATACAAGTCCACCGGACGAGCCGGAAAACACCTGAACTGAAGCAATACTGATACTCCGGCCAACTTGCGAAAAAACCTTGAATTGTCCTGATCCGTTTGTCGGCAATACACCAATACGCGCAGACGCAGTGTAGCCTGCTGGCATATTCAAGCCGCCATAAATAGTAGGGGTAGCCGATGATGCGTTTACGGCCAAGAGGGCCGTTGCAGTCGTCACAGGATTGTAAATAGCGTATATGGCGACGAATCCATTTAACGGCGCCGAGCCAGTATCCATACCGCCCGCGCCAGTCGTGGCCAAGTTTATCGATAGGTTAAAGTTAGATAAGCAATAACGAAGGCCGCCAAGCGCCGTTTCGACAATGATTTCATCAGCAGTAAAAGTTGCAGTAGCCTGGGCAGAAGTGATCGATGCTTTTAGGTTGCTAGCTTGTCCCGCTACGCCAGAGACCTGACCGAACTGAACTGCGTGCAGGCTCTTCGTTGCAGGCGCGACCTGCTCTGCTGCCCCGGTACAGAACAGCAGGACATACCCGACTGTAGAGTTCCACTGCGCCCAGGCATCCCCGTTAGCGATCAACTCGCCGCCTTGAAGTAATACATGCGCACCGCCGACCAGGTTCACAGCGCCCAAACCGTCGTTGAGAGTCGAGGGTCCGGTGTTTGCGGTCTTGACCTTAAAGCGCAGGACCTGGCCCTCGGCGCGCGCGGTGATCGCAGGAGTGAAGGCGCAGACATAGGTGTTGGTCGTGCCGGTGTCAATGGCGAATGCCAGGGTGCCAGCCTGGATCTGTCCGGCGTTGACTGCATGCTGGCTCTTTGTCGCGCTGGTTACCTGAGAAGCACCGCCTAGGGATTCGATGAGGATCCAGGCACCATTGCCGCCGTTAACCCCGGCCTGTACCAGATACATCAGCACCGCGATCCCTGCCGGCAGTTCGCCGCCCTGGAGCGGCTGGAGTGCCAAGCCATAGATAGGCTTCGCCGTCAGGCCGTCAGGTGCATAAGTGGATGCCCCGGTGTTCGCGTTCGCGATGTTGACCTGCTGCGAATATCCGGTGGGCGGCAACGAAGTAAGCGCCGGGGTATTGGCGGCAGTGTAAGTATTTGCGGTACCAGTGTCGGTCAGGATCGTTGCCTGACGGCCGGCGGCCCGGATGGCGGTCAACAGGTTCGCTTCGAGCGTGGTTGTAGTCCCGTCATCGACAGCACTCTGACCGGACTGGTCAACAATGAACTGAGCCAATGTCGAGGCGATGATCGATGCTTGCCGCCACGCTTTGTTGAGCTGTGCCGACGCCGCGGTACCCGCCGAAAAACCGTTGGATCGCGCCGTGAGGGCCAAATAATCAGTCTGGGTCATCACATTGGCGCCCACGGCGGTGCCGAACGGCAAGAAGTCATTCGTTGGCATATAAACCCCGAGTTATGTGTAAACGGTTCCCCAGCTCGACTGATCGAAGCCAGCGACATATTGGTTGCTGACGTCGAACCCGAAGATCGGGCCAGGGCTGGAAGGGACGATGTAATAGTTGATTCCGACGCTTTGCGGCTTGATCGGGATGTGGCCGCCAGTGAGCAGCGCCAGTTCCAGCGCTGTCGGCGGTGCACCGACCACGCCGATGGTGATCGTCATGTCCTGGTTGTCCTGGATGAACACGAACGTGTCACCGCTGAACACAAGATCAAGGATTGCTTTCGATTGCCCAAGGGTGCCGTCCCACTGGTTCGCGCCGATCTTTGCGCGGATCAGGGTGCGGTAAGTGTCGTTGTCGAGCGTCGTGATGCCGGTTGATGGGTCGAAAGGCCCCTGCCATGCGCCCTGGTCAAAGCCAAGGCCGGCGGTGTCAAGGGCGAAATAGACGTTCGTCAGCGGCGTATCGACGTTCCGCGAGATCCCGACCCACTCCCCGACGTTGTCGAGCTGGGCATCCAGGGCGTTATCCAGATCGAAGACAGCCGGCAGCGCAGCCGTTGCTAGGTTGGCATCCAGGAAGCATTGCGCCACGACCTGGACCATAGCCATGAACTTGGGCTTGTCAGCATGCCGCCCGGTGATCTTCCCTGTGTAATCCGTGATATCTGGCATGGTCAGGTCACCGTCAAGACGACGCTCGCAGGCGTGCAGGAAGCTGCATGGTTGAAGGCCAGCGGGACGTCTGGTGCGCCCGGCCCGGAAGGACCGGTCAATATCAGGGCGGTGAGCTTGAACGTTGAGCTGCCCGGCACGCTGTTAGCCGCTGTGAGGGCGTCGGCCCACTCGACCGTTCCGCTTGGGCCGCCGCCGATTGCCACCTGGTTTACATAGTCGGAAACGGCCTGCTGGACCGAAGTACCGATTGTCGATGTGTACCCGGGGAGCGCTTTCAGCGAAATCGCAACGGCGATCGGGTCATACGTCGGACGGAAAAAGCTGATCGGGATCGGCATGCCATAGACGTTCAGTACCGTGATAGTGGTCGTGCCGTACGTGCCGCCGCCCGGCCCCTTCTGCGCCGCGATGGCCGTGGCAATAGCTGTTGCATCACCACCTTCAACAACCATTGCAAGGCTGTTTCCGGGCACACCGTTCGCATCAGAGACCTTTGTACTGTTGTCGTAGGCGACATAGCGGGTAACACCGGTCACCTCGGCCACTGCGCCGATGGTGCCCTCAAGGACGGTTCGCGATGGGAGTGCCGTCGACGTCGCCTGGCGAGCCCGTAGCGCTGGGTCAGTCTCAACCGGGGCGCCTGGTGTGGCATCGCTTGGGTTACTGACGCTCTGCCAGCCCCTGGTAGCCGTGATGATCTTGTTGATTTGGCCAGCCGTGGCCGAAACCGCTCCCACCGTCGCGCATGTCGCGGTAACGGTGATAGTCCCGGCCGGCGGAATGGTGACAGAGGCAGGCAGCGCCCAACTGTTGCCGGCCTGGTCCTGCACAATTCCGTTGGTGATGAGTGTGCCGGCCTGCCCGATGCAGATCACATCGGACTGAGAATTGCTTGGCACCGCTCGGGCAATCCCGTTGATCTTCACGTTGCTCGATAGCGCTGCGTACTGCGCCGTGCTAGGCGAGAACGACAGGTAGGCGGCAATCGTTGCGGCGTTCGCGTCACTGACCGCCAGCGCCCATACAGCAAGGGCCTGGCCGTCCTGCGAATCCGGTTCAAGGTAGATATCGGCGCCGTAAATCGATTGATACTGGGTCTGAAGGTAGGCCAGAACCTGGGCGTACGTCGGCGCAGTGATCCCGGTTGGCGTGATAGTCGCTGCGGTTGGAGAGGTCATTTATGGCGTCCCGGTAATGGTCGTCGTCCCATAGGCCGTGGTGACCTCGGCTGTCGCTGTGAGCTTTCGGGTGTCCGGGTCGACGCTGCTGTCGTAGCTGTCGATCTGCACCATCCCCTGGGTGCCGAGGATTCGCTTTTGCACGGCAGAGTCGCGGGTCGCGACGGTGCGCTCGCCCAGCACATCCGGCAGCCAGGGCATCCCCTCGGTCTGGTCGAGGAACCACTCGCCGGCATCCAGCGTCAGGCGCGTGTCCACGGCCTGGGCCACCGCCTCGGGTGTATCGATCAGGAAGTCGGCCTGCTGGTGTCCGAACGAGTAGTCGCCATTGGCGTCAAGTTTGCGATATCTCATGGCACAGGCGCCCCACTCGTTCCGCTGCCCGGCGTCACGCCGCCGGTATGGTGGTTCTGCACGCTGATGGCCCCGGCCTTGATGTCGCCGGTGCTGTTCACCGTGCCATTGATCTGCACGTTGCCGTTGATGGTTACGGTGGGGGCCGTGAGCGTGATGCCTGTGCTGGCGCTGACCGTGGCCGCGCCGGTGGTGGTGGCGTTGATCGCATGCGTAGTTGGGTTGACCTCGACGAATGCCTGGCCATCATCACTGCGCAGCTGGGCGGCCGTGGTGCTGATGCCCTGGATCACGCGCGGGAGCGAGCTGAAGCCCAGCAGCGCGAATCCATCCGACATGTCGTGCATGCGTAGCTCCGGCTGAACCTGCACGCCGCCCGACTGCCACCATGCGTCGATGCAGCGGGAAGAGAACACCACCAGGCACTCATCACCCAGGGCTACCGGGAACGTCAGCGTGACACCACCACCGCGCGGGAACTGCACCGGGCAGTCCACCAGCAGCGGCAATTCAACTATCGTCACTGCGCCTGTTTCGTCCCGCACCTGGCCGTTGATTGCCGGCTGCACGGTGCAGGTCATAGAATTGGGATTGTCGGTATTGAAGGACTGAATTATCCCGGGAATGGCGGTTTGAATCTTCGACTGCCAGGCACCAAGGGCGACCGTCAACCCAACAAGTGGATCGTTCATCCGCTCGCGAACATCCATGAGGAGCCACCATGAAAAGATTGATGTTGATTGGGGCACTGCTGATTCCGGCCCTGGCGAATGCAGAGACAGTTTTTGTTCAGCAGGCAAAAGGGCATCAGTGCGTCGGGGACAAGTTCCCGATCTCGGCACCGATGGAGGTTCTTTACGCTGATCGCGAGTGCAAGTTGCCGTTGGTACATGCCAAGGACATGAGGGCTTATCAGGTAAATATCCGAGCATCGAATGAGCCCAGCAGAAAGCATCCTGCAGTTGCTATGGATGGCTGCTGGGGTAGGCTGGCCGGAAATTCCTACGTGGTAGTCAGGGAAGATGGGAGTCAGGAAACTATGCCGCCGAACGCCTATGTGACGGCCTCATTATCCGGAGACGGAACGGCTACCGTAACCAAATCCCCAAACCAAGGAACTGCCTTTGCTCAGGCGATGGAGATGTGTCCTTAACCATATGGCTTGACAGGCCCAACAGGCCCAACACCGCCAGTTTGCGGGAGAAGACCAAGCGGAATAGTTGAATCAACTGCCAGGCATATCGTGTCGGTGTACCACTCGTTCCCGCGAGTATCCCCGTAGTGGTCTACCACGATTGCCTTGTAAAAACCGTCATCAGCGACATTAGCCTGCTGAGAAACAAATGCATTACTTGTCCCGGAGTTAACGCTCAGTCCATAGCGATATAGCTGAATGCTCGCGTTATCAATCTTCAGCCGCTTTCCTATTCGAATTCCCGGGTTCAGAAGCGTGCGCACAGTTATCCCGTTTTGCGTCTGCTCGGGAAGTCCAACCATCCCGGTTGCGGCAGAAACAACAACCGCCTCCCCGGGCAAGTAGGCATTGTTCGGAATGAGCATCATCTTTCCGTCCTGAATGCTCCAGCTCGCATCCTGCGTTTTTCCCAGCGTGTCGAGGAAGTCGCGCGTCATCCCATAGAAGACCTTTCCGCGAGCCAGTTTGCTGGCAGACATCTGCGGCGCGTACCCC